AGACTCATAAATGCCTTGAACATAGGCATCATGTGCTGACGGATCCGCGACAATATCTACAGTCGCAAGATGAAAATCATCCTGTACTTCATTAACACCCTCTTTATTGAGTTTTAATGATCCTAAACCTCTAGATGAAACTCCCAACATTATTTCGTTCTCAATCAAATTGCGAGCAATGTTACCCATTGGTGTTTCTAAAATCTTTGCTTTACCAATTACATTTTTACCTTCAAAACGAAGGCTTGTAATTAGGTGAGATACTTTATCTAAATTAAGTGTTGGGTTAGCAGGATGACCCAATTCTCCCAAGGAACGTTTCTCATCAATTAATTTTTGATATCGAGCAACTTCTTTTTCCATAACAGCCATGGGATACATTCTACCATTTCTGTTGGATTGGTCTGCCTGCATAAAAATGCCTTCGATGAAAACATTCTTACCGCCACCTTTTTTATCTTCTTCAAGATATTGTAGGTCTTGTACGACTTCTGTAATTAAACGCATTTTTATCTACCTATTATACTTTAGTTTGTTGATCGGGTTCTTGATACCCGTTTTTCTTTGTCAATGTTAAATATAATGTTCCGCCAGCTGGTGGCATTACAATATGTATATTAGAACTAGAATTTGCATTATCAGCAAATCCAAACATTTGTGTTAAGGACCAATTGTCATTACCAAACAATATCAATGTATTTGCAGCTGCAGTATGTGGTCTTTTAATAACAATGGGGGATGCAACTGAATCGGATGCAGACCAAACCATGCCTGTAATTGTAACATTAGTATTAGCGTAACCTAAAAAAGTTTCATCCGCTAAAGCCAAATCAGAATTTAAATCAACGTTGGCCTGACCGTCGCCGACAAATTTAACAACCGCCTGTTGTCTAACTTTTTTAATTACCGTTTTTGTGACAGCCATTTGTGCCTCTTAAAAGTTTTTAGATGCAGCAGACGCTAGTCTTGCAGCAAAATTTTGTTTACCAATAGCTTTAGTTACGCTACCAATTGCTTTAATGCTTTTAGGTACACCTTTTTGCGTGTTACCCCGCTTTGAAGCAATTTTGGGATCTGCAACTCTATTCACATACGATTGATATGTAGTTGATTTTAATTCATCAATTTGTTTTTCGTCATCTTGTTCAACGCTATCACCCATATAACGACCTTTTTCATATCCTCTGCTATTGGGGTCTGCTTTGGGAGCAGGTGTACTTGCAGGCTTTGGATACCTTTTAGCGTAAGCAGCTTTGCCGCCTTTATCTAATTTAGCTTTTTTAGCCATTGAGGCTGCATCTGTATTATTTCGTATACTGTCAAATTTCTTATGACCAGCTACCATATAATCACGTAATGTATCTTTTGATAATTCGTTTATTGCAGCTTCATCTATTTCACTTGACATATAGTTTGAAACTGTTGAAATATAATCTTCTGCAAGCGTGATTTTTGATTGTACCCACTCAGGAAGATTATCATTGTCTTCTAGCATATCATGGACTCTTTGAGCATTCATGATAATACTTTGTAATTGACCACGGGCCATATCGCCTTCGTAATCATATTCTGTTTTTTCTTTGGCTTCTTTAACTTGTGAAGCGTGATGCTTTGATAGCTCAAATGTAAATTTACCAGCTTGTACAGGCATACCTGTATGAATAGCTTGATGCTTAACATTTGTACCGTGAATAGCATTGGCAACAGATAAATTAGCGTGAGTATGAATATTACCTTCTGAGTCTTTTGTAACTACTAACGGATCTTCGCGAGTTGTTGTAACTTCTTCATTTCTTTGGATGTTACCTTTTAAAGTTTTAACATCTTGTTTATTTGCTTTTCCGGTGCTAGTTACACGAGCAGGAGTTCTGTGTGCAAGTTTATCATAACTTCCAAGTGTATGACCTGGTCTTGCATAGTGACTTTTAGCATCAGCAGCACCTTGAACAGCGGCCGCAGATTTTGCATCTTTAGTCTTTTTGGCATGGTCTGCAAATTTTTGAGGATCGTGTGACTTACCATAGTAATAATCAGAATCAGGATCCGATGCTGACTTAGCAGCTTTAGCTAAAATCTTTGTTGATATTTCATCAAGATTTTCTTCAGCAACTCTTTTAGCGGCTGCTGTAGCAATAGCCATCTTTTTGCCCATGTCCATACCTGGATTCTCACGCTCCATGGCCATAGCAATTTCCTCTCGCTTTTTCTTTTCAGCGGGAGTAAGAGTTTTTTCTATTAAATCTAATCTTATTTGATTAAACTTCTTCATTTTCTTGTTCTTCTTTTTGTCCGATTGAAGCTGCTATTTCTTGTTTCTTTGTATCTAATGCATTGGATAATTTAAATCCCATTGCTGCATTAAATTGATTAACTGCATCGTTTGAACGATCAGCTAAAATATCATCTACCATGTTTCTAAGCGTTGCTGTAGTTTCCATAATTTTCCTTACTGTTGATTATTTATAGCATCTAGAGGTTGCCCGCCAGCGCCCAATGTAGGTGAAGGTTCAGATTCAATCTGTTCTTCCATCTGCCCAATTTCTTCATCAGTCATTCTTAACACATTTTTCATTATATATTGCTTACTAAAATAAGTACCAACATACGGTTGCATCTGATTAATAATATCTACGCGGTTGCGAAGATTTTCGGAATTTTTCATTTCCTCAAAATATTGATCTTGTGCAAACTTATATTGTATTTTTTCTTTAATCTCATCCCAATCTTGGTCGGTTATAACACCTGTTAAGATCAGTTGTGTTTTAAGAACATCATTAAACAATTCACTAAACTTCTTACGCAGTCTGCCAACAAATTTAGCAAACTTTAATTCATCTCTAGTAATCTCCGTTGCTCTACCAAATGAAATGCCCTGTTGAGGTTGCATTCTTGATAAAGGAACATTCAATGCCTGATATAACTTATTCTGAAAATAAACTATGTCTTCAATTTGACCTAAGTTTTCACCACCGGGCAAAGTAGTAATTTCAGTCCCTCTGCCGCCTTCTCTACGAGGCAACCAAAAATCTTCCAACATTGACATAAATTTACGATCATCTCTAATTTCGCCAGTGGCAGAATCATAAACAATCTTGTTTCTATAACGAGCCATAATATCTTTTAGATATTGTTCAGCTTTTAATTTGGGCAAATTGCCCACATCAATATAAAATATTCTTCGTTCTGGAGCACGAGCAAGTCTATAAATGACCAACGCGTCTTCCATCATTTTAAGTTGGTTAACCGGCTTAATAGCCTTATGTAAATAACTTAAAACTACATTTTGTTCCGAATCATTTAAACCAGAAGGAACATATGCTATAGAATCTATAGCAACCTTTAATCCCTGATTTGTACCAGAAACTGAAGTTTGATAATTGGGATTATAGTTAATCCCTTTTTCGCTATAGATAAAATATTCCTCAATTGACTTAATTAAATCAACACCCGTTTTCTGATCTTTATCCTTTTTAACTTCTCGGACTTTACGAATCTTTCTTGGGTCAATTTTTCTTAATTCCAAGATTCCCTTTTTAGGAGTCTTAGTATCAATAATTTTTTGATAATATATTCTTCCGTCAATATACCAACTGCGGAATATATCAAAGCCCTTCATATTAAAGTCAAGCAATCGCACAACAGTATTAAACTGTTCCGTAATTGCTGTTTTAATGTTGTCAGGTAAATCTAATCCATCAATATTAATTTGTACTGCAGCTTCATCTTCTACCGCCGCAATTGCTTCAGTAACAATTTCATCAATTGCGCTGGAACAATCTGCATACATAGATGCTTCTCTGTATCGAGTAATTAACTCAGATTCAGACTTTGCAGTAGCATCCATATTAAGATAAGTACCAAAATGGCCTCCACCCTGTACGGTTGCTGTTCCATCGTCAGTAACAGGTGGCACGAAAGATTGATTCCGCGCCACCGTGTTAATATCATTTACATCGTCACGGCTAATTGTATAGCCAAATAAATTAATTGCCATTATTTAAATTCCAAAAAATTAAACAGTCAATCCAGCCACTGTTCCTGCTATTAGTGTAGAAGCGGCCACACTATCAGCTGCTCTTAAACCATACTCAAAGTGTTGGTATTGGAACGAAACTGTAAATGTAGATAATTGATCGTTTGCACTAAAGTCCAATCCAACAGGAGAAATATCCACTGGAAATGCACCTAGCATTTTTTATGATCTTAAAGTTGCGCCATTTCTATCCAATTGCATAACATCAATGATTGACTGATATGCATTAGGATTAGTAAAACCAGTTTTTAGTCCCATGTTCTCAATTCCATTCATCCACTCTTCTATACCATTTCTTAGTTTAAAATCTGTGTCGTTTAAAATTGTGCATTGGAAAGGTGCGAATACTTTATCGCCAGCCAGTTTAACTTCTCTGCCTCTATAAAATACCGGGGTGGTACCTATGGTCTGGCCTGGAAGTTCTGCTACTGTAACTAAGAAACTACTAGATTCTAATAGTTGTCTGTCGTTTTGAACATAAGCCGGGAACCCAATTCTAACCTGGAATTGATTAGGACGAGCTCCGCCGTTCTTAAGTTGCGTTTTAAATTGATCTATTCTAAAATTGCTTGCCATTTATTTTCTCCGGTATTAAGCGCCGACTTCTTCGAAAGAAATACTTGATCTTGTGGCGACAAATGTCAATGTTATAAAATTAATAGAACGAGCAGGCTTAACAAAAATGTCAGCTCTAAATTCATTTCTATCAATCACGTCACCAGTATTGTTTGTTTCATCACAAACAACTTTGAAGTCTGTAATACCACGACGACCTTGAACATCTCTTAAGAATGGTTCAACTAGATTTCTAAATTGAGCACGTGTGAATTGATCGTTAAATTCAAACAACTGGAATTTTGCGGCTGTAGCAACTGCTTTTTCCAATACGATAAACAATCTACGAACATTGATTCTATCAAATGCGCTTGGTTTCGACTGCATTGTTTTGTCGCCAAACAATATAGTACCTTGACCTGGGAATGTTACTACAGGATTAATACCTGCTTTGTATAACGTATCTCTGTCAGTTTTACCTGGACTAAAAGCTAATTTAACAACATTTCTGATTTGGCCGCGATTGTAACCACTAGGGCTGAACCATGGATCTGCTACGAAATCTGTTCTTGCGCATAGACCGGCAACGTCGCCATTTAATGGGACCCAACGATATTTGTCGTTGTAACGGTCATACTGATATTTCCATCCGGAATCCATTTCAGCATAGCTAGAATTTACAGAGATCTGATTATTTCTATAATCTACAACATTAATTGGTTGTTGAGAAGGAGTAACGCCTACCACATCTGATAACTCAGGTGATAAGAATACCATACAATCTTTTCTGTCTTCTGCAAGCGCTACTAAACTACTAACAACGGTGGTGTTACTCCATGGACCTGCAGGAATTAAACTAACATCGAACTGCTCGTCATTGGAGAATAAATCAAATCCGGCAATAACATTGCCATTACTTATGGTAGTCTCTGCAGAAACACCTAGAGACAAGGATGCGGCTACATCGGTGGATAAAGAAGTAAATGCCTTACCTGATATTGCTGCAGTTCCCCACGCGTTTGCGCCAGATGTCATGCCTGTTGGATGATCTATAGACCAAACATATTCTGAAGATGTATTAATTACATCTCTATAGTAATTGGAAGAACCGTTAGTATTCTTAGCATCTGATGCTTTCGACAAAAATGCGAATTTTT